TAAACGCAGGGCAGAAGAACCGAAGTCCTGGCTCAGATGTGTCTTGTCAATATAATCTATAAGCTCAGCAAGGATTTGAGATTTCAGGTTCGCCCCTGTTATCTTTTTAGTCTCATCGGTTTCAGCCTCTATGTCCACAATAGGAAATAGGTCAGTATCGTGTATGGTGGTCTTTGCGTTTAGTGCGCTTATTTTCTGGTCAGCCATAGTTACCTCCTGAGTGATAAGTTCATGCCTGGTCTATTACTACTTCCCCGTCTATGGTTAAGGTATCGGTATCCTCCATAGCAATGACGGCGTTGAAACAACATTCCACAAAGGCCACATCATCGTCATTGTTGCAGACATGAATACCAGCCACATTCTTCGTGGCCGTAGCCGTAAATACATGGTCAAATGTGATAGTATCCCCTGCGGTATTCGTAGTGTCTCCGCCTACAGTATCTATGGCTGCTAATTCCAATCCGCTATCCGTGTGATGTATGGCTGTATCGGCAGGGTCAGCGAAAGTTGAACCAACCGCAGCAGTGCAAGGTGTGGCCATTTCGAGGGCCACGATGCTCTCCATGCCTGTAGCCGACTCCTCCCTCCATAATAGTATTAGTTCCGCTATCCCGGTGTCTGTGACAGTTTGAGTTTGTGCCATTGTCTTGTACCTCCTATAATTGTTAGTTTAATAATGGCAAATATAGCTTGCCTTATATTCGTGGGACTGTTCTCGCCAGTCCTGTATTTTTGTGGTATCTTTTTGTGCCTGTTTCTCTCGGCGTATGTAAACCTTTTCCTGTGGTAAGTGCTTAATAGGCCACAAAATACGATTGCCAGAAAGAACTTTGCCAGGCATTTCGGCTTGAGGCATTTCGGCGCTGTGGGAGCCTGTATGCTGACTGACTTCGCAATCAACCTTCCCTGCCCTCCACATTTGGGGCATATCATCCTCACCCTTTTCCTCTCCCCATCCATATAAAATTCTTTCTCTAATGCAGCCTCACAATTCTCACAATACCCGTCTCGATGTTCTGCTTCTACGGTTGCCCTGAATGACCCACGATTGATACTACTCTCCATGTGCCTCCTAGCCCCTCGAATAAAACTCCCAAACTCTCCTCTTGGTTATTGAATTAAGACCAAGCCGATAGCGAGCATCTTGTTCATTCGCCCAGTCCTTATGCCATTGGTAAGACTGTGGCACTATTTGAGAGCGCATCTTGTTGCACCATGCTACGGCAGCCTTAGCCACAACGCCCTCTACCAAGACTTTCTCCAGGTCTGGTCTTAGCGTAGATGCCGATTCGGTTAGCTGGTGGACCTTGTGGCAATATAGAAAGACCTCATCCCCGTCAGTGGGCTCAGAATCAACATCCAGGGTCAAAACATCGCCAAAGACTATGCAATTCCTGAACTCTTGCGGGCTTTGCCTTGTTGGGTATTCGGCCTTTTCTACCTCAAGTAAGTCAGTTATCGAAGATATGTCGAGGTCTTTGCCACTTGTCCCATCTAAATGATACAAGGTGTAAGACTCCCCGCTTGCCATGATATTAGTGTCGAGCGTGAGGTCGGATTCCGAATTGTAGGCAGTTACCTTGGCTGTGGTCTTGTCGGTGCTGTTATGGACAGTCTTGCCGACATCGCCGGCTACGAAGTGGGCGTTCGCTGTGTCAATGAGATGGTCGGCTGTTGTTGCCGTTGCCGAACCTGACCTGTTGCAAGTGGTTAAAGTCTCTTTGACTTCATAAGGTCGGTGCAGTGAGATTTCCACTAAGACTTCTTTAATATGTAAGTCCAGTTCGTCCTCGGTGATATCGGGATCTTCACTAGGCTGAAACTCATCCCTGAGCATCTGGCGAGCAATAGTTCGTATGGTTTTTATTTTCTCTGCCATTGTTTATTCCCTCTTGACTGGTCCTTTGCACCATTCGCTTAGCTTTTCTTCGGTCATTGAGTCAGCCATCTTCGCAGCTTCGGCACTATATGACCTCGGTGTCTCACCCCGCTTTATGGCAAGAGCGATACACGCAAGCGTCTGTTGATTTTCTGAAGTTGGCATTTCGACCTCCTTTTGTTACACTGTTTTTCCTTCTTAGAATGTCCCTGTCTTATGCGTCTACCTCAATACCATATATGGTAGCCCCTGCTTTCAAAGTGCCACCAGAGGCAGGGTCAAGAATTACACTATTTGGCCCCCCTATTGCTATGAAGGAAAGATTGTAGAGTGCATCATCTTCAAGGGTTAGTGTCTCAGTGTAGGTTCCAGGAGCTACCAGAATAGTTGCCCCAACAGTATCGCTATTTAGTCCAGATGCAGCAATCTTGTCTACTACATTCTGTATAGCATTGGTGCCTGGGGTAACTACATTCCCATAGGGCACCATCTGTAAGTGCTTAAATTTGTTTTGTCCTCTCCATAACATATTGAACCTCCTTTAGTTCATTTGGGGGAGGGAATCCCTCCCCCAATTATGTTTATTTAATTAGTCTGTGCCTCAAGGGCAAGAAATGCCGTGCAAGTTCCCGCAGTGGTAGTCTCACCCCCAATCGTAGCCCTAACCCCAAGATATTGCTGGGTGATAAGATTGGCCGGGATGGGAATAGCGATTACCTTCCCTTCTGTCAATCTCGTAACCAGCAAGGGGTCAGTCTGGACTATCTCCACTGAGTTAGTATCTATTGTCTCGTCTTCCTCATCAACAACAGCGAACACTACTGTTCCTGTGCTGCCAGCTGATGCCATCGCTACATCTATAACGAAGACTGCATACACAGGTCTTCCCTTGCCTATGTCGGTAACAGCACTCAGATTGATGGCACAATCCCCGTAAACCACCGAACCGCTCGTTGTGGATAAGTCCATAGCAGTAGCCGTGAATAAAAGTTCCTTATCTACATACATTGATTTCCTCCTTACTAGATTTTCCCTTAGCTGATTGTTGCTTCTTCGACCGTGATGTTGTCGCACACACGAACTGGTGCATCCAAGAAGCTGACTATTGGTTTACCGGCAGGGCTGTCAATGCTCAAATTGACATTAGACTTGTTCTGTGCCTGCTTGTGCAGGAACTTGGCAATCGTCTTGTTGCAGTAGATGAAAGTCTTTGCCATATTTCCCAAGTCAACACTTGGTCGGGCATAGTAGGCATCAACCAGCTTGTCCAACAGGTCGGCGCCAGAAGCCGCATCAGACGTCAGGTCACTATTGTCTATGTTGCAGATGCGGATTACATACCTGTAGTCCTTCAGACATAGACCTAGCTTCCACTGGAACTTGGTAACATAAGCCTGATAGTATCCGCCAGCAGAATCTTCAACCAACTGCTTGCCTAAATCCTCGTTTGTCAGGCCAGCCTTGCTTCCCTTCGGGTAAATCAGACTACAGGTCTGTGGCCCCCAAGTGATTATCCAGATAGAGGTATTGTCATCACCGGAACCGCTACCATCAATCATCTGGGTAGACGATGCACCTGCGGGGGTAGTAAGGTCATTGTACCGCGGTGCTAGTCCGTGCATCTGCTCCGGGTCAGTTCCAGTATTGCCGTAGAAGATTGCAGTCGCAGCCGTGCTGTTCAAACCAGCTATGAAGGCATTGTCCTCTGAAGCTCTGAAAGCAGCCTCATTCCCGTTTAGTGAAGCTACATCCACATCCAGTTTACTATATGCCTCTAAGATGCCACAGGTATCAGTTACCTGTTTGGTAGTGCTTTTCTCAGCAGCAACACCATAGTTTAGCAGTCTCCAAGAACCACTGGGTTGAGTTGCCCTTTGTGTGCTTCGATGTCCAGTTGGGAGATTTCCTTCCATAACATTAGCGTCGGCTATAATAGGATTAGAAGCAGCCAATACCTCAATTATTTCGTCAATCCCACCGCCTGGTGTTTCTCGCTTGGCATAGTCAAGCAAGGTTAAATAGGTACTCCCTATTGCTGTAGCCATTATTTCCTCCTTATTACATAGTTGGGTATCTTTCCTTGAGCTTCTTCTCTTCGGATTTTTCCCCTGGTCCGCCAGATGTCACACCAGAAACAGGAATTAAGGGTTTAGCAGTTCCGCCCACCGGCTTTTTATTCAGCCGCTTGGCTGCTACTTTGGCTTGCTCAACAGTCGTCAGGTTAAGGTCTTTCATCATGTCTTTGAGTTCTACCGGGTCAACGCCTTCTGCCTCTGCAATTTTCCAGAGTTCGATTTCCAGTTGCGTTTCCTTGACCGCCTTAATCTCTGCCTCGTGCTCAGCCTTGTCGCGGTCAAGTTGCTCCCGCTCCTTTTTGATAGCACTCCTTTGGGCTTTCAAGTCCGTATCTTCCTGTTCACGGCTCTTTTTAGCCTGGTATGCAGCCAACTTGTCAGGATCGCCCCTAGCCTCTGCTAGTTCTTCCACATCTCTTTGCCTTCTGATTTCGTCTATCTTGGCTTCCTCTGCTTTGATAGCTTCCTCTCGGGCATTGATAGCAGCTTCCTTAGTCTCTAGGCTTTTGGCATCCCGGCCAGCAGCAGCAAGAGCATCGTTCTTGGCCTTCTCCACTTCCTGTTCTGTGTAAGTCTTGGCTTGTTTTTCTGAAGTATTCTCTTCGGCACCCGTAGAAGCCTGTCCAAGTTTCTGAAGAGAGTCCTGTGGGGTTCCTTTGATTTCGTCCATGTGTTCCTCCTTAAATAAAAATTCCCCGATTAACGGGGCTCGACTTTTTCGCCACTCTTATGGCGGTGGCCGCCCTACGACCCTTAGTTATTTATTATTTGTCAATCTTGTTTAGTTCTAATTCCCAGGTTGGTGAAAAGGTATCACCATTGCATATATGTATATCACCAAATAACATTGGATGGGTATCGCCCGCCAGAATTAAAAGGCTTCTGCCAATAACATCAGCCTTTGTTGCTAGCAATGGGTGAAAATGTAGATTTGCCCCTTTTACTGTGAACTCTATGCATTCTAATTTATGAACGTGCTTATTAGTTATGGCTTGAGGGGAATTTTTTACCAATACAGGATTTTGGAATACCTCGCGGTAGAATTTATATAGCTCTAGGTAGTTCCTTATTCGATAATTTACTCGGTACTTCAATCGCTTAAAAAACTTTGTCATAATTCCTCCTTACTTAAATAGTTCCTTAAATCTCTCCACCCTTAGTTATCTAGGCCAATATGCCAGAAACTTATCTGGGTGATTCGAGTAGATATCCCTAGCTGCATCGCTGGTATAGCTATATTGCTTGGCATAGACTAACCATGCATCTAGTTCGGGATGCTGGATCCTAAAAGTTATCCTTTCTTGACCTTCATGCTTGGTATAATAAGTCTGGTACAGATTGAAAACCTCCCTTGTCGGAATTTTAGTAAAATCTCTTTCTTGCCACAGCCTCATATCAACCATCGTGTCATAGAAGTCCTTATTTTCAATTAAGTACCAATCATCGTCATACCACCCCGTTTTTGAGTAGTCCACGCCTTCTTTTTTCCTTACCCCGTAATAGTCAACATAGGTGGTAACAAGGTTTTCAGGTATGTTCTTTTGAAGTGCCCCAATCGTGTAGTATGCCTTGCCAAAACTGGTCATACCCTGAGCACCAAATAACATCGCTTCCCTAGCATCTGCTCTTGCTGTATCGTTGGAAACATAATAAGGTGAGGCTGCGTTTCCGTAATCCCCATACCTATCAAAGTCCTCTCCATATCCCACCTGAAGCCTGAGAATGTCCTCATTCCAGTCCTCACCGGTATCAGTTAGTAATCCGTTCTCTAATGCCCACTGATGGACTTCTTTGTTGTCTATCAGCCATAATCTAGTTTCGGCACTACTAGCCCCGAACTCGTCAACAACTTGTCCTCTCTCTACCCAGCCCTCGATAATACTATCAGGTGTGGGGTTTTTATCAGTCCCCACATTCAAAGCCTCAATGCGCCTCATATCGTCCCTGAACTCAGGGTTATCAGCGTATAATTCTTGAATAGCTATATCCCTGGCAGTAAGCCCATCAGGACCCTTAAATTCATCATCGAGCCCACTGTAAGCATCGAGCAAATCAAATTGCTCTTTGTTCTTTAGCTTTAACTGCGCAACTGCATCAAGGTCTCTGGTTGCTACGGCATTTTCAGGTATGCCTAAAGATTGAGCCAGAGAGGATATTTTATCTAACGCTGCCAGGCTGTAGATTTTCGCTTTATCCCACAACACTAACAGAGCGTTTTCCTCGGGATGGCTTCTGAGCCAGTCCTCCCGGGGGTTAGCATAAAGCTCTGGATGCCTCCCTAGAAAGTCTGCCTTCTGCGATTCAGGAAGGGAGTGGTATTCCGTCAGAAGGGCATACTGAGCCTGAGTCATATTTCCGAGATAAGCGTTCCGTGTCCTTTCGTCAGCGTCAAATGCTTGGAGTGCCTCTTCATCTCCGGATGCGACAATCTTCTGCCGCTCTTGCCACATCTGGTGATACTGCACGAAGGTCGTGCCTTCTTCCGGGTCGGCGTTAAGAGAAGTGAGTCGTTTATTCGGTAATGTTTCCATCTCGTCTATAATCTGTAACGCCTGGGCGATTGACCTGACATATTCAGGATAGCCCTTGCTCTCTGTAAGTGTGGCCGGGTCAACTCCCCTTAATTGAGAAGCCGTGTCTGCCCAGAAGTCAGCTAGGTCATAGACTGGTTCGTAAATGCCATACCCGGTGTTCTCAGGATACTTTGGAAGTCCTAGCTTCGCCCAGTTCTCCCTCCAATCTCCTGTGTAGGTTTGAACGCCCTCACCGAAGATAGCAGGTATAATAGCTATCATCCCTTCTTCTGTTCCCTCATCAAAAGCCTCCCATATATCCTGCACAGCGAAGGGTGCTATCCTCTTTAGCCATTGCTCAGCGTTAGTAAGGTCTACTACAACCCCTAAGAAGTTACGCCCAGTCCAGAAATCCCACAGGATACTCGGAACTGGTGCCAGTGAACTTCTAAAGAAATTGAGCAATGCCTTTACAGGGTCAGCTTCATACTCTGCTCCTGTTACTGAGCTAACACCAGTGCCAGTTGCTAACCGAGTATAAAGAACAAGAAACTGTCTGTATCCAGCCCACGGGTCTATCCTCATGTTGCCGATTCTAATGCTCATAAACTCAGCATTGCGAGGGTCTTTTTCTACATCCCACCAGCCAAAGAAATCACCCAGCAAGACAACACCAGCAATTTCCGCATTGGTTATCATAAAGTCTCGCCAAGTCTCTTTCATTAGGCCACGGCTAAAGTGCCATTCACCACCCCTTCTGTAAACTCCCGTCAAGCCTAGAGGGAAGAGAAACCGCCCTAGCTTTGACCTAATGGCAAAGAATATAGTATTGAGTATCGGGCCTAGTTTATTATATTGACCCAATGAAGCCCTTTGCACCAAATTGCCAATCTGCATTTGGTAAGTTGCCATCTCCTGGCGGATGTTGACAGATTCGCCTTCCTTTAACTTAACTTCGCCAGAGGCTACCTTTTCAGCATAGCGCATAACCTCTTTATATTTATCCTTATACAAAGTCCAGGTACCTACATTCAGTGGAGTTACGAAAATCCTCTCAAATGGGGCCGTCACTTTCTGCGTTATTCTGGGGAGCAATCTTTCGCTCGTGGGATAGCCGTACTCCTCAGCGGCTCGCCATTGAGCAGTCCCCTTCTGCACACCCATTATCCTCAAGAAGTCGTAGCCATATTCCTTTCTGATGTCCTCGTATAGTTCCATCAGCGGGTCTTGCATTATACGTTCTTGCATAGCCTCAGCTTCCGCTGTATTGAAAGACTTAAAGAAGGAAATCCACATCTTGTACCCAATGGCGGGATGCCCCTGCATCAGGTATTTCCCTTGCCTCGGCCATGAAGCATCAAAGGATGCCATCATGCCACGCATGAGATTATTGATGTCAGTAATAGTCCATCCTAAGCCTCTTAATACTCTTTGGATTTCATTCCGCTCCCTACCTGTAAACATTGGAGCTTGCTCGAAAAGGTTATTATACGCAGCCCATTCGCTAGGGGGGATTGACTCTGGCCTTATCGGCTTATACGGGAATACCCTGTCTTTAGCTATGGCTAACTGAAGTTTGTACTCCTCTTGGCTGATAACGCCATCTTTGAGAAGCGTGTTAAGCTCATCCCTTCGCTGGTAAAACCAGCTTTCAGCAATGCGCCTGACATCAACTTCGGTAAGTTCCGATAGTGGTTTCGTCAGTAGTAGTTTATCTTCCTCGCTGATTGTTGATAACTCTTTCAGCCAGGTAACTGTTTGCTGGTCAAGTGCCACTGAGCCCCTGCCAGTTTCCAGAAGTATACCCTCGATTACAGTCTGCAACGGCTTGCCCTGGTCTATTGCCTCCAACACTTCCATATCGCCAACAAATACTCTGGCTAACCTATCCCATGCCGAACCGCCGTCCGGGAAGTATTTAGTGCCGATACCTTTTACTCTGGGAATAGACTTGCCTGCTAAGGCATTGGTCAAAGCCTCATGGGTGGATATAAGCTCAGCCCAGCTTTTGTCCTTCCAGTAGTTATAGACTTTGGCAAAGAGCACATTCCGCATTTCCTGGGTCAGGTCGCTGAAATACTCAGTGGTGACATCGGGTAACTTCCCGGTCATAAACTGCTGCTCGGCCACTCTGATAGCTTCCTCGGGATTCATTCCCTCCGCTATCATCGCCTCAGCACTTTCGTGGGCTAACTTCGCCCTCTGGGCAAAGATGTGTTTTCTTAGTTCAAGTGCTGCTGCCCTCTGTACTTCAGCACTAGGAGCTGCAACCGCTTCCTTAAATAAGTCAAGGGTTTTCTGTATCTGGGTAGGGGTGAGAGCGGTATTAGTTAAGGCAGGTATGTCAGTCGGTATATCCTCAGCTTTGATTATGGAAGCGCCAGGCACTTCAGGCGATAAGTTTTGTCTCGCCTGATTATAGACATTCAGCATCTCCTCAAGTTGCCTAAGACTATATCCCTTGAATAAACGATGAGTGGGACTCCTAAGAAGGTCTATGTGTGCCTTGCCGCCATAACCTGCATACGGCATTTCACGAAGCCCAATCTCTTCTGCCACCTGCTTTATTAAGCGGTCAAGCTCCGTAATACTTTCTACAGCATCAACTCCCTGCAATGCCTCAAGTCTGGCAAGTTCCAATCTCAGGTTCCCCTTGAGTCCGAGTGCTGACCTGCCTTTGGTTTCAAGAGCCTTCTTAATCTCAGCGATTCGGTCTATGGTAGCTTGCTTGTTGTATTCCCTGAGCCTCAGATAATCGTCCATGCGAGCCTGAACTAATTTTCCTGTCGGTTGTGGTCTGACTTCTTTTGCTGGCACTCCTTCTAACATAGAAGGCTGTAAGCCTGCCTCTGGCATACCAGCTTCGGCGGTGGGGATTTCGGTGGTGGCTTGGGCTTTTGCAGTAATTCCCTCTGCGGTTGCAGAGGTTTTTGTAGCTCTCCGATTATACCATTTCCTTATGGTTTCGTCTTTAGCATCCCTTAATTCCAGCCCACGCCCTGAGTCAATGGTGAGTGTTGCATCTAGTAATTGTCCACCCTCTGCCTTTCTGCCCTGATAATGCTCTCCTACTTGATAATCCCTATGTTCTACTAATCCTCTTTCATTAGCCCAAGCGTCAAGTTCCTCTCGTGTCTTAAAGGTAATTCGTAATTGTTCCCCTAATCCAGTATCCTGTATCTCCGCTCCCTCTATGAGTTTTTCGTATGATACAGATATGCTACCTTTAAGTTTGCGTGTTACAGTCTCAGCTTCAGGCACACCCTTCTTCGCAATCTCATCCGCTACCCTCATATCTTGTAGCATCCCCTCTGCCAAGTCTGGAATCACAGGCTCTATACTTGGTCTTTTTATCTCGGGATGCTCTTCCCAATACTCCTCTTGGGCTGCCTCAAGAATTGGTGGGAGCTCAGTTTCTATGCCTTCCTGAATTTCATCATATAATGGATTCCCTTCACCAACCTCATTCCTGAGAGAGGCTTTAACTTTGTTAATCGCTTGAGAACTGCTTACTATTACTTGCCCAGCACCAGCCATTATGGTAGTCAAAAGGAATGTCTGTGGAGCAATCTCCTTAAATGCCTCTACCCAGCTTATTCGCTTCTCTCTTAGCCCAGCCTCCACTTCTATGTCACTTTGCCCCTTCTGAGTTATTGTCTCGGTTAATAATTCCTCCCCATATATCCCTACTATTTTCCCTATTATCTTGGTGGCTAGATTGCCGCCAATCATCTTGCCTAGTGGCCCACCTAAGATTTGAGCAAACGCTAAATTACTAATAGCTTCTGGTATTGCCTCCCAAAGCCCATACCTAACAGCCAAATCATGGAAATCCTGCTTTAGTTTGTTTTCCTCCTCTAGGGTTAAACCTTTGCCTGTTTGCTGGATTTGTTGCTCATTCATTACTTCAAGATATTCCTGCATTATTTGGTAGGTTGTCATCTGATAAGCAACTACACCAGATGCAGCAGTTCCCGCTGCCCAAGCTGCTACCCTGGCCCCAGGAAGAGGGATAAAAGCAACCGGGACACCAACAGCAGCACCAGCACCCATAGAGGTAATCGAGTAGGCTAAATTACGTGATACGACAGCAGCTTCCCGTATTAAAGTCGGTGCATAGAGATGTTCCTTAGTAATGTCTTGCACAAATTTATCCAAATCCTCACTAGCTTCGGTAATAAACTTATCCGCCCAGTCTTTATTAACTACACTTGCCCCGCCTTGCCCTTGAATTGCCTGTAATATGGTTGCTCCTATTTGTTTAGGCAATTTCAATAAACTTCGCCCAAGCACTCTGAAATAATCCTTTACTGTGTAGTCTTCGGGCCGTCTATATAGTGCGGTCGTCATAGTAGACCAAGGCTCTAGTGGTGGGCTTTCTTCAATAACAGCTCCAGCAAATAACTGCATAACTGTAGTGCCGAATAATTCCTGTATTTCAGCATCGGTGAGATGAACAGTATTACCTTGCCCATCATCAAAAGGAATCGCCTTGAGCAGTGCTATCACATCCTCTGTCGGGCCAATTTCTCTTATATCGGCAAGAAAAGCTTCACGATTTTCATTCATATAATCTATGACTTCATCAATGTCTTGTTGAGGAAACACAGCCCCAAAAATCTCCTCGGTCTCTAATTGCTGCCTCTCTCTTAAATCCACCCAGCCTTTGACATCTAACCCTCCCCCTGCTTGTTGATATTCCTGGTATGCACTCTTACCCTCTTCGGTTAAGTTTTCTATGGTCAATGCCTGTGGGGTAGCCTCAAAGGCTCCCGTTGGTTCACCTAGAAGTGCCTCCATGTCAGCCCTGCTGAGCTGATCCCCTGATGGCGAGATATAAAGGTCGTTCTCAGTAATCTCCCATTTTTCAGGGGTAATCAAACTTGAAGTAAAACCACCATTGCCTTCAGTCGGGGTCATCTTGAGCATCCAGCCTTCTTCAAGCCCTAAGCCCATCTGTTGAGCCTCGCTCGGTGTAAAGAACAACGGCTGTGTCGGGAAAGTGGTCGTTAGCTGCCTCTGCTTGATGGTGTCCGTCAGTTGCGGATACAGTTCCCTCATATCCTTGAGAGATGTCCCGTATTGAGACAAGAGGCGTTCTATCTGTAAGTCCTTTGTCTGTCGGTATTGCTTGAGTAAAAGAGACTCGTCTAAGTTAAGTCCGTTCATTCCTTCTTTCCCAGCTTGGCCTTCGCCAATAGTGACTGAATAGCATTAGGTTTCTTGTTCTTTTCTTCACCCTCTATGGGCTTTCCTTCAATGTCATTTATAATATCCTGGTAGAAATCCTCTAAGGTGTAGTCAAAATCAATCTTCTTAGGCATTTACTACCTCCTCACCTTCGGTAGTTTCTCCTTTGGGTGTCCCTCTTGCTCCACCACCTCCGGCAGTCAGTAAGGCCGCTGCCTCTTCAGCTTTCTTCCCCCCTGCCTCTTCCTTTACCTGGCCTTCAATCGGGCTTAACTGCCCTATCGCTCGCCTTTGACTTAAGATAGTCCTTATTCGGTCTCTCAAGATACGTGCTCCAATTTTGTCTGCTAGGCTCGGCTTTTGCCCGCTCTTTTCCTCAAGGAGACTTTTGCCACTATTGAACAGGAATAAAACTTCATCAATTCTCTCCGCCCGTTCAGCACGCAGTTGAGTTAACAACCCCGTGGGATCGTCAACCTTCATTATCTCTCGAAGAATATACTCATCGGGCAGAATCCCCCGGGCAGCGGCAGCCTGTTGCAAGTCCGCTATTTCCTGCTCCTTTGATTTAGTGGAGAATGTGTATTCAATCGTGTAGTCGCCTTCAAGGTCAGCCTTCGTGTAGGTATTCTTGCTTCCCTCTCTTCCAAGCTCTAATTTTGTGTCAAGCTGGATACATTGCTTGATAAGCATTCTGCTCAAAGCCTGATAGAATTGCGCCTTTGTTTGAACACGAGGTAAAAAGATGTCATTCCTTGAACCTGTTAATTGAGTAATCGCTATGTTCGATAAGGGAAACGTTAGCGTTCCGTAGTCAATGGCCGATAAACTACCTCTTTGTAGTGAGGTTTCCAGCACTGAGTAGAACAGCCTTGTCGCATTCTTAATGTCCTCAACCGGTATCGGCTTATAACCTCCACCCTTCTCTACGCCGTGAATGGTCTTTGGCTTATATGGCGACTTCTCAGGCTTGGTAGGACTTTCCCCCTGTGTGCTTTCATACTGCAACGCACGAAACAGAGAATTAACATTTAGAGTCCGGAGTATTGTGGCCGCCTCATTCTTTATATTCCACAGGTCACGATTAGCCCAGAGTAAACTTTCACCATGATGCTTTACCGCATTTTCTGTTCCCAGCGTAGAACCAACAGGGCAGACAACACAGACAAATGGCACATAGCCGTAAGAATTAGGCTGCTCTCTGGCTATTTTCCCATCAACAAAGGCGACATTCTTTTCCAGGTCCCAGAAGTCAACGACTTCAGCTTTACCACTTCCTACCTTTACTTCCTTGTCTCCTGGCTTGTTGAACTCCCTCTTAAGCTGCGCCTGTGATTGTCTGAACCAGGGGGCAGCCCAAACCATGTCATTGCCGTCTGTATCATCGGTATAACATCGGGTATCTAATGGTAGGACATCTGGGATTAAACCTCTATCAGGGTCAATTCTCACACACACCCTGCCGGCAATGCGTCCCCTCACACCTAGTTGTTCATTAAGAAAAGCGTCTAGCCCGGGTATCTTTCTTTTCGGCAGGTTCTCGTCTATCATGTAGAATATATCTGCAAGAAACTGCTCAATTGTGCTCGTTTTCGTATCGCTTAACCCTTTCCCTTTGACAATCGTCTGCCTAGTAGCTCCACCTAGAATGGCTACACCCTTCTGAACATAAAGTAGAGCATCATTCATCGTGGTGTTGGCAACGTCTTCCATTGCCTTATTGCCGTCAAGCTGCACCATCTTGTAGGGCTGCATGAAATACAGCGCTTCGTCCACATCCATACGGTCAAAGACGCTCCCCATCTCAACCCGCTTGTCTGTAACTAATTTATATATGTCTTTTTCAGTATCAGCCATAATTGCTCCTTAACTGTGTCCGTTCTTTGCCTTCAGCCATGTAAACAATTCGGCTGAGATTTTAGTGTTGGCCTGAACTGCCTCGTTGTAGTCATGTATGACTTCGGTAAGCCTATCTTCCATATACTTTCTATCGTCTCTCAGTTGCTTGACCATGTTCTTGTAGGTGAGAAAAATGATAGCAGCGAGAACCCCCGCTATTCCACCAATGCTGCCGATATATTCAAGTAGTCCCATATTGCCCTCCTAAAATTGATAAACTGGCCTTGTTTTTCTTTCTGGAATTGTCTCAGGTGTGAAGTCGCTCAGGATATACCGCTCTGCCGCCATCAGGTGAAACCTGGCTTCGTCCTGTATCTTCTCTAATAGTTGCCCGTCTGAACTCTTATCCCAGGCAAAGCTAAATTTCTCCCTCATGTATTCTCTGAGGTCATTGAACACGAACACCTTATTAAGCCGGTGTAGTGCCTGGACCTTGGTTATCTGTAACTTCCTGTCCTGGCTATGCTTAGGCTCGGTTATCGGCCAGCCCTGAGCCGTGTATCCTTCCCTGATTTCCTTTTCCTGATGGCTCCCCCCTACGCGCTTAATAACATTCAAGTCTGTAGTTATTCTCTTGAAAGCCTGAACATGGTCGTATATGCCATATCCTTCACCCGGTAGATACTCAGCGAAAAGGTAAAAGTTCCCTGTGTCCGGGTCCTGTGCATAAAACAAGGCGCCGGGGTTTGCTGTGCCAAAGTCATGCCCAGTATGTATCAGCCAGCGTTTAGGTATCTCAAAACGGGATACAAGGCAAGCCCTTTCGTCAAATGCCGAATAGACAAGTCCCTCCATGCCTACCCAGCGTCCCAAAACATATCTCTGATAGTAAGTTCCCTCAAACTCACCCAGCCTGGCTTTGTAATCTTCCGGTAATTCGGGATTCTCCAGTGAGCTAGACTGAAAGACCTCACCCCTCTTTGCCTCAAAGAACATCATGTAGAGGTAGTGAGCCGGTGGACCAGGGTTAGTGGCAGCAAATATCTGATGAAGGACACCCGGCAATCTCAACCGCCCCTCTAGCATCTTCCAATCCTCTTCGTTGGTCTCGATTGCCTCATCTATCCCACACCAGCCTAAGTTGAGAGAGCCTAATTTAAGAGGATCATCTAACCCACCGAATAATATCTGACTGCCATTGGTAAGAGTAACAAACCCCTCAGACTTGTTGTAGTCCTTTATTAGTTCTCGCGGACATACCAGCTCCATAAATGTCTTGAGCGTGGTTTGAGCAAGGGTAGCCCTGACTTTACGGCATATCAGCCCAAAGTTTCCTGGGTAGTCTAAACTTAACTTTAATGCCTTTGTGCATAATGCAACACTCTTACCAGCGCCAAAAGCCCCGGAGAATAACACCCTGGCAGCCGCAGAGCGCACATAATCAGCTTGAGTCTTGTTTATCGGTTCGTAATTAAGCCTGATCGTCCTTGTTTTCGTCTCCGGCATATCCTTTACCTATAGTAAACGTAACATCAGAATCAATTTGACCTTCAATAGGCTGTACTACCTTGCCCTCTGTGCGGTCCAGCAGTATATTAAGGTCATAGGAATTTTTAAGTGCCCGCCTTACCAAATTATGTGCTAGGGCCTCAACAATAGCCTTTTCCTTCACCATCCCCGTAGCTAACAGTTTCTTTAACTCCTCGCTCACATACCTCACATCGGGCGGCCGGCCAGCAGGGTTTCCTGATTGCCCTGGCTTAAATTTCTTTCTACCTTTTGCTAGGTTCGCCAGTGTGTTCGGATGCCTGCCCACAGGGTATTTAGATTTCTGTTTTGCCATCTTGTTCCTCGGTGGTAGTTTCCTCTGCCTCTGTTATGCTGTCTCTAGTCCATGTGAAGTTGTCGTTATCAAAGTCCATCTTTCTCCTTAATCTTCTCCCAGCACCCAGGATGCACGGGCTTTAATTCAGCCTTGCCGTATTGTTCCCTGTGCCACCAGACGTAATCATCATACTGCCAAATCATCTCTCCACAGTATCCGCATTTCATCTGGACACCTGCCTGTCGGATTTTGCCTGTGCCTATCATGTTTCACCAGAATATCACCTGTACGAGTTTCGCTATCAATATCCAGACAATGACACCAAGGGCTCGCCCAAAGGCGTAGTAGTGATGCTCCTTCTTGAGCGATTCCAATAGTTCACTGCTAGGCTTGTATCTGGCACGCCAGGGGCAAAGGACTTCGCAAAGCCCTTCCACTAGAGCGTGTACCTCCCCAGGCTTGTTTAGAAATTCCTTGAAGTTGATACCATTAAGCATCCTTCTTGCTCTCTATCGCTGTAACCACCTTATTGACCAAAGTGTCGAAGTTATTAGCATTTTTAGCCTTGATATGTGTAATCGCCCGTTCACCGAACCACCAAAGAATACAAGTCCCAGCTAGACCGAGAAACCACTCTGGGAGAGTAATTCCCTCTATCACAGCTTGGGCTATAACAGCAGCGAAGATGACGCTGATTGCCGGTCTTGCTATTGCCCGGATGATTTGAACAATCGGATTCTCCATGGTCCCTCCCTTTTACTTGGCTCTGCCTCTTCTATGTTTACGGTGTATGTGGGGAATTTGGTTATAACTTTTACTACTTGAAAATGGCAAAGCCCATCGCTGAGTTCGTTGTGCTTCTATGGCCGCTAATACCATTGCTGTTGTTAAAAATGTTCCGCCTGGTGTGTGCATTTATATCTCCTGAAATGAAAAACCACCCCGAAAGGGTGGCCTGCCAATGAGCTTGGTTTACTGTCTAGGGCGTATTCCGCCCCGTGTTTTTAAGGGTATCACGGCTTTGAAATATTGTCAACTCCCTCTCCCACATTTACCTTTTGGTAATGTTTCCTCGCCTTTTTCCAGGCACCAAAAGACATCCTTTTCCGCTTAAATCCCTTGACATACATCAGCGCAGCCCGGGCATCCGGGTCCAGATTACTAAACTCTCTTCCTGCCTCAACCTGTGCGACTAACAATTTCCCATGTATGCCTGTTCTTTTAAGCCTAGTCTCTACCTCAGCAAGTATAAGTATTGACTTGGTAAAAGCCCCTTCGGTTTTAATTCTTTTCTGCCCTGCATTGTCATCTACTCTATCGGGGTCTTGTGGCCAGTGCCCAGCTCTTAATGTGTCGGCGTTCGCTAGGATAAAAATAACCTGGTAGGGGCACCATCTTATTTCCCCGAAGTGAAACCACTCCTTGCCTATGCACTCTCTATAATCCTTGCAGTCTCGGCAGGTCATACTAACTCCATAAGGTCAATATCGCTTTCTACTTCGTTGCCCCAGCAATCCCAGCCCTCTACATTTTGACGGGCGAATAATTCAATGCGAGGTAATAAACCAGTATCCTCTATTAGCTGTCGCATCTCTTTAGGTTTTTCGCTATGATTTAATGCCTTGGCTTGAATGAAATTAGCTCGCTGCAATCTGAAAGGTTTGACTTTACCTTTTATCCCTACTAGGCATAATTCACATTGCCCACGAAACCAAAAGCCCATACCAAGAGACATTATCTTGCGCCATACTACTAGTGTCTTGTATCCAAATCCCCATGCCTCTACTACGGATAAGGCTTCGGGGAGTAACGGCACAGTTGCCCAGAGAAAAAGCACACTATCCTTATTGGCGATATCACAAATAGGCAATGCCAAGATATCCTCTAGCCTCATAGTAGGGTACTTGCCACTTGCCCCACTCCTCATTGAACAGCCAGTCCGCTTATTCCTATACTCCCAAGGGGGATCTGCATAGATAATCTGGTATTTCTTCACCCTTCCCTCCCATGACCATCAACCGAGTAGCTGGGCTTCTCCTTCATCAATTTATCTATCTCCGCGAGGTTCTCGATCTTCGTCTCGCACTGAATAGCCTGCTTGTCCTTCGCTGGCGGTGTCCACTTCTTACCCATGAACTTTCTATAAAGCTCGGCCCACTTCTCCCTACTCGATTCAGATAATAAATCTACAAATGTAGCCATCTTCTTAACAAAAAGAGGCGGCTCCCCAGGTTTCCCCGGGTAAAGCTCGCCTCCAGTTCCT